TTCTAAGGACTTTAGAACCTGCGGAGACATAACCGTAACTATCTGCTCCAATAGTTCCTGCATAAGGGATGGAACAATTTACAGGAAAACTTCGGATAACAGTTAAATCCAGTTTATTTATTTGTAACACTTCAACTGAACTTTGCTTGTATTTCCCATTACCTGCATGGTTAAGTACAATAACATTAAGAAAAGACTCGATGTGAGTATCACAGATAAGTAAGATAAAATCCGCTAGAATATCAGAAGTTAGAAGGATGTTTCCAGTAGAGTCGAGTTTAACCAATCTACCAGCGTTAAGTGGTAAGTCGGCATCTACATTGGCAGGATAACTGGAATTTAAAACTCCGTAAAAATTGGTTGTATCTGAACAAAAGACTTCAGTAACACCTGATATTGAAGTAGCAGGAATTGACCCATCTGTGATAGAGCCTTTGAGAACCACTTTATGCCCATCAGAATGTAGAAGAGTTATAAAAACAAGATTACCTAGGGAAGATATATTGCAGATAGCTTTAAAACTTCCATAAGAACCCTGAGCTAGAAAAGTGAAGCTAGGGTAACGACTGGAGAATATCTTAGCTATAGCTCCAGTTGGAATGTTGTGTACAACACTTCCACCAGAGTATAGGTCTTTTCCAGAATTTCCTTCCCCTAAGTGAATTGCTAGGAAACCTCCAGTTGCTTCAGGAGCTAGTGCTTCATAAACTGGGTGATATGTGTAAGCAGAATTTCTATCAAAAGTGCTTATACCTAGACCGTAAGTGAAGGGGCTGGATAGGAGATTCCCAGAAGAGTCAATATCCAGACCCCTGAATCCGCTTAGAGTATCTACTAGATAACTTTGTGTAGGGTTAATCAGTACAGGTACGAGTTCTTCCCCAAACAAGGTAGTATCTACTTTACAAAAGTAACCCTTGGAATGTTTATCTCCCGCAAACCAAACCTCAGTACCAAAGTCTTTACCTGTGAAGAGTTCTATAGTTGCTTGTAAAATTTGTCTAGCTTTTTTCGCAGGGCTGAATATAGGAATCATAAATTCTCCATTAGTGGCTTTCAAAAATGCTAAGTTGTCCTGCGCCTGCTTTACCAATAACTGACAGAGAAGTTTTACCATTAAGTAAAATAGGTGGGAAAGGGATACCAGCACTGATAAAGAAGGACGTTCCACCAGCAGTTGCAGTTCCACCGAGTTTAACCCAGCAGTCTTCAGTTGGAGTTATCAGGATTCTTTTAGTAGAAGCATTAAAAGTTGCGCTAGTTGTAGAACTTCCTGCAGTAAAGTCCACAGTTTGACAAACTACCTCAGATATATATTGATTTGTTTTAGTTGCAAGGTTACTGGCATCTCCAGTACCAACACCACTTCCACCTAAGTCTGCTTTAGTCAGGTATTCCACCCCACCATCAGCTTCTTGGATAGTTTCTGCGGTCTTTTTAACCGCCAATAAGACTGTATCCATAGTATATTCCTATGTTATTTTGTAAAATACTAAGTTAATCCAAAACCGTAGATTAACCATTCAGTTGTTGCAATTTTAATAGCTGCCGTGTTATTAATCCCTTTGAAATTTGATAGATTAATCATGTTACGTCTATTTCTTCGGAAATAATCAAGGATGATTGCAACGCACCGCCAAACACTGCGCCAGCCGTGCCGCCGTTTATACTTAGCGTTTTAGAAGATGGTGAGCCTACACGAACACTAATATTAATGGCATTGGTTGTGTTCGGAGTGTATTCGGCATAAACAGGTAATGACATTGGTGCTTCTGTCGCTGCTGTTGTAATAAAAGTATGTCCAGCACTTAACGCATCTGTGCTAAGGTTTGAAAACACACTTGCAATAACTCTGCTTGTTTCATTTGCCGCTACCCATAAATTTGCTGAAATTTTTAACGTACTGTTGCTAGATTTTGGCGTAATAGTTTTAGTTAAAACCAATGTTCCCTCGGTTGATTGCGGTTTTGTGTTGTCGTAAGGAATTGACGCGGTAGTGTTGGAATAAGTGCTACTAATGTTGCTCACTTGCTGCAATTTTAGACTTAACGCGCTTAGATTGCTGTTTGTACCGCCGCGACTAAGGTTTAGTGTTCCACTAATATTTGTAGTGTTCGCTGATAGATTCAAGAAACTAACATTACCCGCAGTTACATTCGTGGCATTGCCATTACAGTTTGTTAGATTGCCGCTTTGTGGTGTGCCTAAAATGGGAGTGGTAAAATTTGCATTCGTCAACGTGGCATTAGTGTTTAACACTACGCTACCACTGCCATTAGTAGTCAAAAATTGCGCTGTGCCATTGCTACCAAACCCTGCAATAGTTGAAGCGTTGCCTTTATGCCCTGATTGTGTCCAGTTTAAATTAGATAACGCACTATGCTCTGATGATTGAGTAATATTGTTAATACTAGCTAACTGCGATTCATTGACATAGCGTTTATCTATGCTGTCTGAAATGTTTGCGGTAGTCAGCGTGACATTACCAGTCAATGCTTGACCGTTGATAGTTAGGTTAGCATTGGCTTTAGCTTCTTGGTTGCTTTGTAACTCTTCAATATCCGTCTTAGCAGCTAAAGCTAAGGCTCTTATTTCTGCGGAAGTTATTAGACTACCAGCTAGAGGTTTTGTAGCATCTATTGTACTTGGCATTTTTATATCTCTCTAAATAGTTACTTGACCATCGTATCTTAGATAGCCTGTATCATAATAAGCATCGTTATCATATCTTACTTCGTGGAAAGTATATTGCACAGCTTTACTAGGAAGTTCAATGTTATTATAAGCCACTATACTAAAAAAGTATATGACATTTTTAACATCAACAGGGGCTTGAAAGTTGTAACTCTTTGAATTTACAGTAGCTTGTCCTGATGTTCCTGTAGAAGTAGTCCAAGTTATCTGATAAGAATACACTCTATCGGGATAAGTTGTATGTTCCCAAGTTAAAAGGAAGTGTTTATGTACTATATCAGCTAAGTTAGTATGGTCGCTTACCGCAATATTGGTAACAGCCGCTACTTTTCCAATAGCAACATCTTGAAAGTTGTTTGTCGAAGGGAGTGTAACAACTTGTTCCACAAAATCATACTTTCTTTCATCGTATTTTGTAGCCTCTATTAGGTAAGTATCTTCTTCTTTAGTAATGTTTGTAACCTTATAGGCTGTAGTCCGTTCAGACTTTTGAATAAATAAGCTATCAGGTACAAGAGTTAGTGTTCCAGCATAAGCCGCAGATACTTCTGTCAAAGTTCCAGAGGTTTCTTCTAGCATAAGTTCTGTTGGAGTTCCATCTTCGGCATAGACTATTAGTGTTGTAATACCTGCTAAGGTAATTGGACGGTCTAATATAAGACTTATGCCGACAGGACTAGAAGTATAGCTAACAACTTTACCAGTCTCCACAATATCAAACATATTACTATCATGGATTCTTATTGGACTTCCTTTGTGTAGAAGGACTGCTTCAATAAGACATCTAAATTGAACAATCCCATCTCCTTCCAAGTCTATCATTAGACTATCCCATAAAAGGTTTCTTCCTTTTCGTATAGCAGTAGGTACGGAAGCACAGCCTAACATAAGAAAGTCCGAACTTGTATAGCCATAAAGGTCAATGAAATGTCCTCTAGGAAGTCCTAAGAAATCTTCTAATTCATCTACCAATACTGTAACAGTTCTTGTTCTATTTCGATTGTTAATTTCCTGAATAGTTACATTGATTTGGGTATTATTATCTGTAATATCTGCACTAGCATATTCAAAGATACCATTCTGCACGTTTTGGTTTGTAAAGATAATACTTTGGTCAATCTCGGCTTCTGAGAATCTTCTGTCCCAAACAATAGATACTAAGCCACCATATTCTACTAACTCTGCATTTCCCAAAGTAAGCATATCATCTCTAGCTACTTTAACATCCTTTCTTTCATAGAATTGTCTATTGAGAGTATATCTTCGTTCTGTAATAACAGGCGCACCGTCATATTCTTGGTACGAAAGTAGCTCGTCACAGTATCGTGCATATTCTTCAAAAGTAAAATGAGCAATAAGTTCTTTTGGAATATCACATCCAACAGGATAACGGATTCCATCCACCTCGAAATAAAGCCAATCACTAAGAAAGTTATAAATGCACCAACTTAAGTTGTTACTATAGCGAAAAGCAGGAAGTCCTGCTACAGTATGGAAAGTTCCATCCCACGGTATTCGACTAGGGTCTGTGGGAGAAACCCAAGTTGTTCCATTAGAATATAATCCTAAGTCGGCGTTATAATAGTTAGTTGATGGCATCATTAGTTTAATACCAGAACCTCTTACGGAGACTGTTGGTATTCTGTTAGCAGTTTGGGAAGCATCTTCCAATCTTATAGCTATAAGAGCCGAATGAGGGTAGTTACTAACATTTTCCATACTATAATATGTAACGTATGGAATGTTCATAGTAACTTGGTCATCTAATGGAAACAAAGAATCTGCACTATGTACTATTCTAAAGCCCCATTCATGGTCTCCATTATTCGTAGCTGGTCTATAAACTCTAAACAATGCCTGATATTGTCCGTCAGATTTTCCAATAACATTCTGTCTATTTACATAAACATCTACAGGAGTTGTATAGCTATCCATTGTGTAAAGGTCAAAGAAAACCATAGCATAAACGGAATCACCTTCTGGAGTTATATGGACAACCTGAGTAAAGTTTACTGCAATATCTACATACTCATAATCTCCTGATACAGGTCTTACAACTCCTGTAGGGTCTTCATAAGGAAGAGGAACATCAACACCGTCAGTAATAGCTGTGGAGTTTAGATGTGCAATGGATGCTTGGTTGACTTCTCCAAAAGTAAAAGACCAACTAGCTGTGAACTCTCCCAAACTTACATCATCTAGGTAAATATCTTCAATGTTTGTGATTTCACCTTCCGAAACAACAAACAACATATATAATGATTGGGTTGTTTTTAAGTTAGCAGGGTAGTCAACAGGTTGGGAAGGTGCGCTACCACCTTCCCCGTATAGTCTAGGTAAATTAGAAGTTTCCATCATACAAATCTCATCCAATTAGAAGGATAGTTCATACCTTCTGCAAAAGTAGCTACAGGAATTACATCAGTATAAACAGGCAAAGTTTGTTCCAATCGTAGCCCAATCCGAACTCCCCCAAACAAACAATTACCAAAAACAACAGGAACACTTCCTCCTTGTTCAGTTATATTCGGAACACCATTAAATAACTTAGATAGTTGGGAAGGGTCTTGGTTATTGTCTAGTTTGTTTTGGGGTGTTAAGGCTCTAACTAACATACCTAGCCCGATAACGAGACCAATAGTAACTACGGTAGCAACAGCATAACCTGCAATAGCAGCACCTAAACCTACAGTTGCTACTAAAGTACCCGCCGCAGCCGCAGCAGATACCGCCGCCGCAGTTGTCCCAGCTATAGCAGCCATAGTGGTTGTAGCTATAGTAGTAAAAAGAGCCTCCCCTTCTAGCTTAGGACAAATAACTAAGATTGGGTATTCTGAGAAATCAAAATCTAACATTGTCGGTAAGATTGGAAAAGCCTTTTCTTTCTTTTCATCGTATAGCGAATAGCAAAGTTCCTTCGTAGCAACCTGTTTAAAAATCTTTGGCTTATTTACTCGAAGATAATCATAAAGTTGGACAAGATTAGGTATGTTTGCCTCAAAACTTTCTTCGTATTCTGGTGTATAGAAAATTATTTTCATCTTAGTTTCCGATAGCAGGATGACGGTATACTTTTGTAATCTTATTAAGATAAAGTTCCAAAGGTTCAATCTTTGAATACTCTCCTTGATTCAGGATTTGTCCATTTCCAAGATAAATCATAGCATGATTATCTCTAAAACCAAGAATGGAAGTAATCAAAAGGTCTCCTTTTTGAAGTTTTCCTGTTTGGGTAATATCTATAAGATTGTTACTTTTAATAGAAGCATCTACGTTATCTTGTTGAAGAAGATTCTGTGCTTGTAGTTGGTTATCTTCCAAGACCCTTTTAACTAAATCCGCCCAAGATTTTTTCTCAGTAAGATGGTCAGTTAGAGGAATCTTAATGTCAATGTCAAACTCAAAATGGTAGTAGTCTCGAATTAGACAGCCACAATCGGAAACTCCAAAGATATAAGGACGGTTTAGGTAATCTTTGGAAGGGTCGGGAGGTACTTTAATAGGTTGAAAGTATTGTCCATTGTAGAGCGCGGCTATATACAAAGGAAGTCCTAGTTCAATAGCTAAAGTAAGGTCAGCCATTGAGGGTGTTTGGATATGTAGATGATTCTTTTGAGTATGAGAATGGATAACTGCATAGATAGAATCTTTTTGGTCTAAGAAACGCAAAGGACATAGTTCAAAAGACTTATTAGGTTCTTTGGACAGGTTAGTTTGTTCATAGAAAGTTCCATCTTTATAGATATAGCCGCACATTTCATTTGGAAAAGCTCTTCTAGTAGCTAATTCTATTTGCATTAAGGTTTCTTTTGGAAGTTTCATAAGTATCTCCTCTTATAGCTATTAAGTTTGTTTCGAGAAACTCAAGCCTTCAAAGCGCATCTTAGGACGCGAATCCCGTAACATTTGTCGGCGAGGAAACTTCATCTGTTTAAAATTAGTATAAGTTCCCAACCCATAGACTAATTGTCCTGCTTGCTTTGATAGCATTTGGTCTATTTTAAAACTTCGTTTCATCAAAAACAAGGGTGTACTAGCTAAAGCAGTGTCTCCAACATAGCTATCCGTCGTCTGAATATAAGTTACCTTAGCCCCCTTTAAATTCGGAAGCTGGTAGATAGCTGACAACCAATAAGCATCTCTCTTAGCTAGGGCTAACTTTGGAGTATCATTCGCATTAGTCTCATTAAAAGTAACATCACTGATTGTCAATGGGAAGGCAGAAAAATCTTTGTTATTCCAATAGATAACACCATTTCTAATGGAATTGGTAAGTCTATACTCAACTCCTTTAAATACTATCTCAAACAGTTCAATAATATTAGGCAGTTCAGTCTGCTGAATAAGTTGTAAATTTTCATCAGTCATATTAACTTTGACAAAGTAAGTTGTTTTAAGTATATTACCATACCAACAGAACTCATACAAATAAACTTAACGCTTCAAACATATAAAGGTTGTCTTATGAATAGTGAAACTAACTTTGGCGTGAAAGCCGAAGACATAGATAGACGAGACCATAAGTTGGAACAAAGATTTATCCAACTGCTAGAGCAACACTCACGAGAAGAAGAGAGAGTTATTAAAGACCTCCAATATCAGTTATCTGAACTTAAACAATCGAATGATAATTTGGTAGCTAGTACCAGAGAAATCATAGAAGCCTATGATACAACTCAGAAAGCTATTAAAGTTTCTATTGGATTTGGAAAGTTTATAAAATTCATAGCTGGTATCTTAGTAGCTTTCTATGCTTTAATGAACTACCTACAACACGACCAACCTTAAGCTATGGATAATTATATTCCTTCACCTGATAGTCAGGCAATTTTAAGTAGAATCCAAGAACTTTGTGGAATCAACCCAAAGATTTGGAAAGACCTTACTGATGCAGGAACTTTTAAAGAATGTACTTCCTACAAAGACTATTTTACTACTTTAGTTAGCCATTATCGGTATAACAAAGAAGCTAAAGAAATTGCTGCTAAGGCAAAACTTGCTGAGGCAGAGAATAAACCGCGTTTTAAGAACTCTGAACTACGAGACCAACTAGACCAAGTTACTATAGCTGAGAAGATTCAGAAAATCCGATTAGATAAAGCTAAGGAACAGGAACTTTGGGTAAAAAACCAAGTAAGTAGAGGTGAACTTGTCTCGAAAGGAGAATTAGAGCAACTAATGTTTCCTACTTTTGTTACTATTTGTAATATTCTTCGTCACGCGGCTGATGAAACTCCAGAACTTCAACAACCAATAGATAAGTGCCTAGCAGAGTTATTCTCATTAGGGGAAAGATTAGAGGAAAATGCTATTGGGGATAGTAAAAAGTATGTGGAAATTATGTTAGATACAACGGTTGATTACATGGAACTTATTGAAGGATTCGAGGGCTGAGTATGAACATTCCTGCAACTTTAAAGAACATCTCAGAAAGATTACTCCTAGCTAATTGTTTGAAACACTTTCGACCAATCCTTCGTATATCTACAATGGAATGGTCTAAACGCTACCGAAGTATAAGTAGTGCCGAAACTTCTTTTGGTGTAGGAAAGTTTGACCCAGACCATACCCCATATATGGAATACGTCTATGAGTGTTTGGACAACTTACGGATTCCAGTTGTTTGCTCTCAAAAATCTGCTAGAGTAGGTTGGACAGAGGTCATCAATAACTATCGAGGAAGAAGAATCCATACTCAACCATGTAATATGTTATTAGGTTTTCCAACTAAGGAAGATGCAAGAACCTTCGGAAAAGAAAAATGGAAATGGTTTTTAGAAAATACTCCGATACTATCTAAGATAGTGGATGTTGGTATCTCAGAAAACCGTAAATCGGTGTTTGATTATGCTTTTAATGGGGGAAGTTTGCGGTTGCGAACTTTGGGAAGTATTGGTTCACTAAAATCCAATAATGTTCCTTACATCGAGATTGAAGAACCTGATGACATCAAAGATAACATTGGCGGTCAAGGGGATGTTCTAGCTAACTTAAAAGAACGTCAAAAACTTGTACCTAAAACAATGAAGAAACTTATCTTTGGGGGTACTCCAACGCATCTTGACTTCTCTATGGTAGAAAATGCCATAAAAACAAGTAATCAACTTATCTTTAAAGCAGAATGTCATGAATGTAAAGAACTTGTACCAATGGACGGCTCAAGTTTTGATTGTATAAAGTATGCAGAATTTCCTGAAAGAAAGATAGATGAAATCTATGGTAAGCATGACCCTGAATCTGCAAAGTTCTTTTGTCCTTTTTGCAATACCGAATGGACTTTCGAGCAGAAAAACCAAAATATCAGGGAAGGAAAAAAGTATGGCTTTGTTGACCATACAGGAAACTTCTCTAAAGGATGGCATCCTAAGAAACCTGAAATCACAGATACTTTTGGATTTATTTTCTCAGAGCTTATGTCTCCCTTTGAAGGAAGTCATTTTGTTGAATTAGCTAAGAAACGTATTTTAGCGGAGCTTGACCTAGCTAAAGGCAAAGAAGGTTTAATGAAAACCTTTTATAATAACTCTCGTGGTATGCCTTATGCAAGTGGAATCTCTGCTCTTTCCGCAGAAGAAATGAGAAAACTTCGCAGCAACTATCCAGAAGGTATTGTTCCTTCAGAAGGTCTTATTCTTACGATGGGAGTTGACGTACAGATAAACCGTTTCGCGTATGTTATCCGTGCTTGGGGAAGAAATGGAAATTCTTATCTAGTAACTTGGAGAGAAATCTTTGGGAATACCCAAAACTACCAAGACCCTGTTTGGACGGAACTTTATAACATTATCACTGCTGATTATCCACATAGTAATGGAAAAACTCTCAAAATCTCAGCTTGTAGCATAGATAGTGGTTGGAATACAGAACTTGTGTACCGTTTTGTTAAAGAACTTAACCAAGTTAAAGGTTACGAACAAGTTTTCGCTACTAAAGGTTCTGATGATTTGCGTTTTTCACATGATGAAATCTATAATGAACCTGCTGACTTAGATATTCTGACTGACAAAGCTGCTAGAAGAACTTTAGCTGAGACTATGGGTGTTAAAGTCTATAACGTGGGAGCGCACAAAGCTCATAACGAGATTCTTAGAAGGGTTGGTCTGAATTTGATTGAAGGCTGTAACCAAGATAGATATTTCTTTAACGAACAAAGTTATGGGATGTATGAAGAACAAATGACTTCTTGTAGAAAGTTAATAGATGTTAGAAGTGGTACACAAAGGGAAGTTTATAAGCTAGTAAGTGGGAAAAGGAAGGAGGCGATGGACTGCGAGAAGCTGATTTGTCATGCAGCTTACGCTATTGGAGTACCCTCTTACCCGCCACAATACTGGGCTGCGATAGAAAAATATCTGTATGAGTAATCTATAGTTTCTTTTTGTACTTTGTTACTGTATAATGCTTCTTTTTTAACTAAGAGACTTAGACATGGAACAATTTACTTTGCAAGAAATAGAAGACACTTTTTTAATGAAAATACTCCCTAACACTGAACGAGATGGGGAGTGTTTAAATTTCTTAGGTGGAAAAACGGCTAGTGGGTATGGGTCAGTTCTTATAAATGGTATAGCTATTGGGACACATAGAGTAGCGTATGCTTACTACCATAATACTAACAGATTTAATAACTTATTTGTTTTACATAGTTGTGATAACCGTAAGTGTTTAGCTAAAGAACATTTACGTCTTGGAACACACCAAGAAAATATGCAGGACATGGTAGATAGAAACAGGACAACCAGAAAACTTACAGATGCAGAGATTATAGAAATATACACTTCTGATAAGCCAACTGAATATTTTGCAGATAAGTATTCTATTACTAAACAAACAATAAATACTATCCGCAATAGAACTAATTGGGCTGAGGTTACGGAAGGTTTAGTTTGTGGAGTACCAGAAGGCAAAGAACGTGCTAGAGAAAGTTTTGCCATTTTGACCAAAGAACAGGTTAAAGAAATCTATTTAGCCGAAGATACTTTAAGAAATTTAGCTAAGAAATTTGGTACAGAAATTACTACCATTTCTAAGATAAAATGTGGTATAAATTGGCAGGATGTTACAGCCTCGTTAGGTAAAGCGGGTAGTTCACAGCACCCGTTCAAAGCTAAACTAACTAAAGAAGATGTAGCATATATCTATACTTCCAAAGAATCTTCAAAAGATTTAGCTACAGCTTTTAATATTTCTATTAGAAGTGTTAATCAAATTAGAAGTAAAGAAACTTGGAAAACTTTTACAGATACTTTAGACAAAAAGGAAACATCATGAATTGGCTCAAACAAAGATTAAAAGAAAAATCAACTTTAGCTTCTTTAACAGGCTTAATAACTGCACTTCTTCCTTACTTAGGAGTTCCAACCGACCTTCAAACTCCCTTAGCTAGTTTCTTAGGGGTAGTTTTAATGTCTTTTGCAGTTACAGAAGGGTAAGATGAGCGATATGAGCCGACCAGACCTCCATATCTGTGAGGTCTTTGTTAAAGAAAATAATAGATTAGTTTGTAAGAAGTGTGGTAAAGTAGAGAGAATAGTTCCAACTTGGGCAGACTTAGTGCTACCACCTATAAACTTATGGTCATTACCTAACTAACTCTGGAGATTCAATGGCAACCATAACTAGACAACAAAAACTTGAAATAGCTTATGCTGATTTAGCTAAGGTTAATGATGCCATAGATAAACTTATTCAAGGAAAACTTATCCAAAGGCTTGAGATTGGAAGTCATGAGTTCCGCAGAGTTTATGATAATAACAAAGTTTCTCTTTCAGATTTAAAAGAAATGAGAAAAGAGCTTTTAGAATATATTGATACTTTGGAAGGAACTACTCAAATAGAGTATAGGGCAGGAGCTTCTGTTCCTTTGGTAGTTAGTAGGAGATTCTAATGTCTAAAAGTGTACCACCTCTTATACCTATAGCTAAGAGACCTAAGCCACAGGTTGTAAAAACTATAAAAAATAGCGTACAAACAGACCAAATCAAAGCTGTGGGTTTACACATACCTAAATTAGATTTAACAAATCTAACTACATTACTAGAGTTAGATGTCGGAGGTTCTAATGACTGACCCAACTTATGTCGTTCCAAACTTATTCCAAACAAACTATGAAGCAGCTTCTACGGAGTATGCTTTAGCTCATAGACAAGCTGCTATGGGAGACGCTGATACTCTTGGAGTTTCTGAGATTGTTTTCCTGATAGCTAGAAGCCGATATATGTGCCGCAACAATGCAGTTGCATCTTCTGCACAAGATAAATATGCTACTAAGTTGGGAAGTATTAAAGTTTCTTGGAACAATCAAGACGGTTCTAAACATTCCATTATGCAAGATTTATGGGATAGTTTTGCAGAAAGTCCTATGCTTGATGGGTTTGGTAATCTCGATACTTGGCAAGTTGCGTGTAATCATGAACGATTCGCTAGTGGAAAAGCCATTACAAGATTCCATACAATAGCTAGTGACCATCCTATTCCTCTGAAACTTCAAGGTATTCCTGCTGAGTATTGGGATATATCCTATACAGGAAGTGATAAACCTGAACTTAACCAAAATGGGAGAGTTACTAGGTATGGTATTACTTTTAAGAATACTAAACCTGAGTTATATCATTTCTATAAGGAAGGATACTTTGCAATAAACAATCCTACTAATGTAGATACTTGGAAGCGTGAAGCTATAGATGCAAATGACATCATCAATAGCTTTGAACGAAAAAATGCTAATCAATGGATTGGAGTTCCTCTCTTAACAAGTTGTCTTTTAACTATCTATGCTTTGGAAGACCTTTGTGATGCAACTACCAAACAACAAACAAATGCTTCGGCTGTTAGCTGGATAGTTTCCACAGAAGGAAGTCCATTGCTAAGAACTCCTGTAGGAAGTGTTATTACGGTCGGAGACCGAGACCAAGCTGACCCTAATACAAAGACTATCTTCCGAAGTGCATCAGGTAATGTACATTACTTAGCGACAGGGGAAAAACTCCAACAGGTTCAAAGTACAGACATTGGTAATAACTTAGTTCCTTTTGTGAAAAGTGAGTTGGAATTAGTCGCAGCCGCATTGAATATGCCTTACTTTGAGCTAAAAGGTGATACTTCGGGCATGGACTTTAGTTCTATTCGAGCAATTCTTATCCAATGGCGCAACCGAATTGAATTTATCTATAATATTATAGTTATTCCAACTCAAATGCGTCCTTTAGTAGCTAGATTCCAAAACTATGCTAAACTAAAGTTTAAAGTAGCAAATGCAAAGCCTACATTTATCTTACCTAGATGGTATGGGGTTGATGATAGAAGTGATGCGGAAGCTGACTTAATTGAAGTAGCTAGTGGATTTACTCCTATAGAAGCTATTTGGATGGAACGTGGCTATACTAAGGAACAAATAGAACAAAGTTTGAAACTTATTAAAGAACTAGGTTTGGATGGGATATTGGCTGATAGTGGAAAAGATAAAGCCGCGCAAACTCAGCAACAGATGAATCAACAGGCGGGAAGTTAGTATGATACAGCTATTTAATGGTGATTGTTTGGAAGTTATGAAAGATTTGGACGATGGAAGTGTTGACCTTATCTTAGCAGATATTCCTTACGGTACAACCGCTTGTAAGTGGGATGTTGTTATTCCTTTTGAATCTATGTGGGAGCAGTTGCACAGACTAATCAGACCAGATGGTGCAATGGTCTTTACAGCTAGAGAACCTTTTACCTCTAAACTTGTTATGTCAAACATACAAAACTATAAACATAAATGGGTTTGGAATAAGAAACAATCAGGAAGTTTTCAAAATGCTAAATATATGCCTTTACAGATTGAAGAGGATGTTCTTGTTTTTGCAAAGTCTAAAGTTAGATACTTTCCTATTATGCGAAAAGGTGTGTTTAGAAAGAAAGGAGGAAGTTCTAAGAAAAATGAATTATTCACTGGTTTAAAAACAGAACACTGTACTTATAACGATGACTACTACCCTACAAACATTTTAGAGATTGTAAATCCTAGAATTGGAAAAGTTCATCCTACCCAAAAACCAGTTGAACTAATGGAGTATCTAATAAAAACATATTCTTTAGAGAATGAAACTGTTTTAGACTTTACAATGGGAAGCGGAACTACAGGAGTAGCCTGTAAGAACCTTAACCGTTCTTTCATCGGCATTGAACTAGACCAAACTTACTTTGAAATAGCTAAACAACGCCTAGAAAGTACCAACCCACCCTCTGAACTATCTTCCTAAGAAAATATTTTATTGACTTTCTGTACATTATGCTATAATACCCTACAAAGGAGACCTACATGAACCGCAAAGAACTATTCGCACAACTAAAGGCTAATGAAAAGAAACTTATTCAGGAAAAAACTTCCTCAATTAAGTATGCGGATAGTTGTGTCGCTAATGCAGAGATTATCCAAAGAATACCTCCAAAAGAAACTTCTACCAAAGCCGCAGGAGATTCTACGGAAACTTCCGAAGATTCAGATTCCATTCTAGTAAAAGTTGTAGCAAACACAGCTAATTGGATGGATTCTCACAAAGATGTCCTTACTGCTGATTCTTATTCTGCTAGTATCTTTAAAAGAGGAACAACTATTCCTCATATCCTAGACCACAAACACAGTGTTACTTCTTTTGTCGGCGATGTTCAAAAAGTCTATACTACACAACTTAATCTAAAAGACTTAGGATTATCTCAGGAAGGAAGTACCACTGCTCTTGTTTTTGAAACTAATATCCGTAAAGATTACAATCCCGAAGTCTATAAGTTCTATAAAGCTGGTAAGATTAACCAACATAGTATTGGCTTAAGATACCAAGAACTTAGATTAGCTTTGGATTCTTCTGCCCCAGAAGATGTAGCTTACAAAGAAGTTTGGGATAAATACTACCCTGATATTATCAATAAGGAAGAAGTTGACAATCTAGGCTACTTTTGGGCTGTAACTAAAGTTGACGTACTAGAGAATAGTGCGGTATTATTTGGTGCAAATGAACTTACTCCGACTTTAGAACTTTCTAATAACGAACTTTCTACTAAAGATGAAACTTCCGAAACTATTGAAAAAGATTTACCCACTCAAACTGCTCTACCAGAGCAAGGAGACAACACAATGACTTTAGATGAGGCATTGAAAAAAATCTCAGACTTAGAAACTGAGTTAAAACAGGCTTCTGCTTTGGCAACTAAAGCAGAAAGAGAACGTACATTAGCTATTGTAGAAGCAGCTAAAACCTTTGGCTTACCGAATGAAAATGTTGTGAAAGCTGTTACTAAAGGTTGGGATGCTGAAACTACTGCTGACATCTTTACAGAGATTAAATCTGGTATTGACGCGGCTAAAAGCATAGACACTTCTGCTATGGCATTTGGCAAAACTTCCGAAGAAGCTACAGGTTCAGCTAATAAAACTTCTTCTGGCTTATACATCCCTAAATTCACAACCGAAGGAGCTAAATAATGGCTAATCCTAGTTCAGATTGGGAATTATACTATCAGCATGAACAAAAAGCTGGTTGGAATCAATATCCTGAAAGAGTAACCCGTAGAGGTTTTGTACCTGAAAGTTCTCGTACTTGTACAGTGGCTTCTGGTCAAGTTCTTAAAGCTCGTAGCTTTGTAACCAGTGATTCTACTGGTAAGATGGTTGCTTGTGGTAACATTGCAGAATATGCTAAAGCAGTTTTTGCAACTAATGCAGCTAGTGGTTCTACTGTTATCTTAGGTGGTTTAACCTTAACTACCTCAGCTATCATGACACCTGCTGAAATAGTTTCTGCGTTTTTAACTCAATCCACTGAAAAAGGTACTTTCACAGGTACTTTAACTGGTTGGGAGTTGGTAGCCGATAGTAATTCAGATGTTACTTTGTTTGCTTATGCAACTACAGGCTTAACAAACGTAACTGACTTTGCTAAAACAGGTACTTCTGCAACTACTGTTACAGTAACTACCGTAAATGGTTCAACTACTTTCCAACAACCAGAAGGTATCTTAGCTTTTGACGTAGATGCAACTTCCGCAGATACCGAAGCTACTATTTATACCGAAGTAAGAGCTTATGTTTCAGAAATTGTTTGGGCAGTGGATACATCTGTTGACAAAATAACTAAAAAAGATGGTACTCAAGTAGCCTGTACTACCTACAATACTGGTGCTGGTACAGATTTGTTAAAACAAAAAGTAGTAGCTGGAACTGAGTTTGAAATCGTCATTCCTACTGCTGGGGAGAGCTTACAACATGGCTGAAATTGAATTTTTAAATCCGTATGACGTTGCTGCTGTCTTAGATGGTGCAATTACGGCAAACCCACTTCCAAAGCCTAGAGCAATGTCAATGTTCTTAGGTACTGAGAAGACTACCTTACAAAGTCGCGTCAACTTCGACTATGAGTTTGGTGCTACTAACATTATGGCTAACTTTGTTGCTCCTACCGTAGATGCAACTGCTTTAGCACATAGTAACTTTGGTACTAAAGAGATGTACTTTGCCTATGCGAAGGCTGCTGTAGAAAGTCCTGCACTTTCTGAGATTTCTCAAAGAATGTTTGGTCAACCTTTTGGCGTTCAACAAAACTACCAAGCAAACTATAATGCTATCGTAGCTCAAGACATGGTACGCGCAGATGAGACTATTCAGAACTTGGAAGAGTTGGTTGCAACTAACTTGTTGGTGTATGGTTCTTATACTACAGCTATTGCTGGTGATAATGCTCAACATCCCGAAGTTACTTATGATTGGGGTCGTACTAAGTTGGAAAACTCTAGTGCAACTACTCAAGCAAGCCGAGATAGTAACAGAGATGCGGTTTATCATGATTGGATTCCAGAAGTAGATTTAACTACTTTAAAAGCTAATACATCTACCAATGTTGGTGGTGGTCTTAGCTGGGATTCTAAAGATGCTTCCAATAGTAATGCTACTGTAACTCCTGTAGCTACTGTACATCCTATTGAACACGTCCGCAGAATGGTAAGAAACTGTAAGTATCGTGCAGGTTCTTGTTCAGCAGTTGTTATGTCGGAAGATGCTTGGGCTTGGTATCATAAAGACTTAAGTCATGCAGATTATGCAGACTTAAGAGACTTATTGAAAACTGCACAACCTAAGATTGACCCAATGATTCTGCAAAAACTTCCAGAGTTACAAGGTTACTCTCAAGTTGGTTGGGTAATTGACGACTTAAATATGGTAATTCCTATCTTTGTTTATTCAGGAATCTACCATGACCGTAAGACTGGTGAAAAAACTAAGTATTTCCCTAATGGATATGTCTTAGCTTTACCAAGTCCTAGCTATGGTTTTAAAATCTATGGTCGTATCTTACATCCAAAAGCTGCTTGGCTTCCTGCTAAACGCTGGGTTAATACTTGGATGAACGAAAAAACTGGATTCCAACAATGGGAGATGCACAGTAATCTATTGTTGGGTCATGCCGACATCAATACAGTAATTAGTTGGAAAGTTTGTTCAACTGCACCAGCTTCACCACTGTAAAATAGTTTCCAAGTCGTGAGACTTTGAAAACGTGGGCGGGTTAGATTATCTCCCTAAGACCGCCCACACCTTTTAGGAGTTTTAATGTCAGATTTAGTATTACCAATAAAACCATCTGGTAGGTCAAATACAGGAGAACTTACTAAATGGTTAAAAACTAACTTAGAATCTAGTTTAAAAATAGAAAGATTTAATCAGAATCTTGTTATTTTTAAGAAAGATTGGTGTAAGACTGCTTCGGAATTATATACAAAAAGAAGTCAAAAGGATTTTGAAAAGTATGTTACGGTAAGTAGTTTGACTAAAGGAACTGCAAAAGGAATCTTAGAAGGTGGAAGTAATAGAACTTTAGCTAATATTACTCTAAAAGTTGAATCAAATCTATTAACTAGCTTTAGTTATGACACTCGCTTAGGTATGGTTACAGAAGCAGGCGGTTCAGGAAAACATAGAATCACTAGAGCGGCTATTCTAAAAGGGCAACAAAAACAAGTTGTTATGATTGGTTCTAAGAATAGAAATCCTAAGTTTCAAGTAGCTAAAACAGGATTAACTCCAAGATATAAAGGTAGAATAAAAGGGTTTGTACCTAAAGGTTATAAAAAGATTTATATTAGATTACAACCACATACTTGGGTAGATGGACAAAGACAACCTATAGCACAGATGCTTGGTATCCCCAACGCCTATCTACTAAACAGCAACCGAACCAAAACTAAATTTAACTTCGACCAAAGATTAAAAGACCTATGGAAACCTTAGAAGAAAAAAATACTCTTCTTTCTTATTTTGGAAAAACCCTTACGTTTCCAAACTTTACTATCCTTGGAATCAATGGGGAAGACTATTCAAATATTAACTTTGAAGTTGATGCTATCAGCCATAGAGCTATCATTCAATACTTCCAAATAACTCAGGAAGATTGGAATAATTTTTCTATAACTGAGAAAGATACTTTTTCTACCACCGTAGGCGTAAAAACTTTTAACTTTCGGATAACTCAAAAACCTTTTGTTGACATTTACGGTTGGGTTAAAATAACTGCTAACTTAGTGAGCATAGTATGATTGATTTACAGCATCTAGCAGACTATTTAGAACTTTCTATGGGAGTTCAAACAGATATTGCTCAAAGACTTTTCCAACAAGGACAATCTTATGAAGAAGAAACAGATTTAATAGAAGTTTGTTACTCCCGTATTGTTCCTGCAAAAGAAAATGACATCTTACTAAGTAGTGCATCAGAAATTGACAACCAATGCGTAATGTTCATAGATATTGTATATGTTGCCCCCATGTTCACAGGTAATGTTTTTACTTATCATGAAGGTTTGCAAAAACTTTGGTACTATCTTCATGCCTATATGCCTTCTCAGTTTGTTTCCACAGAGCAAAATTTCCGAAGTTTTACTGCCATTGCTGGTGATTTTGCCACAGATAATGGTAGAATAATAACAAAACTTGTCTTTGGTTTCACTTTTGACAATCTTTTAAACTTTAACCCATGAGGAGACCCTAATGGCTATTACAGTAAGACTTCCAAAGCAAAAAAAGGAAGTTCCTAATCAACCAAAACAGGAAGAACCAAAGCCTATTGCTAAAGAAAGTTCTTCTACTAAAGATAAACCAATCGAAGTCTTAGAGGAGAAAGTAGATGGCTAGTAATGTAAGTTTTACCGAAAAAGCGGTTGCACTTTATGGTGCTAAACAAACAGGTGGTTCAGGTGTACCAGAAACTATTTCTTCTGCACATGCCTTAGCAGCTTTGTCTCTTAGCTATGAGAATAATATCACTTCTCAGGAAGAACAATACTTAGGTAACATGCAGCAAAGAGAAGTTGCTATCACCATCACCGATAAATATTGCGATGTTAAAGCAGAAACTATTGTTCCTCGCTTAGGTAGCTTATTTGGTCGTCCTGTGTATGGCTATGAAACAGCAGTTTTAAAGTTCTTAGATAGTTTATCTAGTGGAACTATTATCTTTGCTGGTGCGACAATGACAGTAACTTCTTTAGCTACTCCTAATCAATTAGCGGAAGAATTAGTTGCTTACTTAGGTGGCGGTAGTCCAACTCAGGCACATTCTACCTTTACTGGTACTCCAAATGTGCAATTTAGCTACGTTATCAATGCCCAAGACCCTTCTGTTATCTTAGCTACTGCTTTAACAGCTAATACTAACGTAACAAGTTTAACTTTAGGTGGTACACAAGCTGCCAAAGCATCTTTAGATGTTAATGACCAAACTACTGGAGCAGTTAATACTATTCCAATGATTCCTTTCATGGAAGCATCCAGATTCCATTGTATCTTAGATTCTGGTTTATCTATCACAGATGCTTTGTACGATTTATATAAAAAAGCCTCTGTAAAATTGGAAGAAGGTTATACTGAAACTAACTGGATTGAGAATGTTTTATTAAATGCTTATAGGAATGCTCAGAAACTAGATTTACTCGACTTAGGTACTTCTGGTAATGCAGCTGTAAGTGCTTTATTAGCAAATATTGTATCGGCTAGAGCGGAAACTGCTGACATCATAGCTAAGATTACTGCTTGTCGTGAGTCTATCAAAGACTTATGGCATAATCTGCAAGTTAATTTGATTGGAGACCCTTCTGGCGCAACCTTAGTAGCTGACTTAAAAACTGATGATGCTGCTTTAAAGTTATTAGTAGATGCTATTGACGTTGCTACTTTAGCTAGTTTAATTAATACTGCTACCTACATTGACGCTATTACCAATAGTAATCCTGCGGTCGAACAAGAGTTTCGTGCAAACTTTGATAAAACCAGAGACTATTATTTGCAGGCAGAAGACCGTGAAGCTAACTTAGCTCCTTTATTAACTACAGGAACTTATGCAGCCGCAACTTATCTTACTTCGGCTAACACAGTAGTTCAGGATGTTGGTTTTACTACAGCTTCTTTGATTCCTGTTGTAGCTAGTATTGAGTTCACCAATGAGTATTCATCTAACGATACCATGACGCTTCATGTGCGTAAGTCTTCTGACAAATTAGTTGGTACTCAGAAGACTATCATTGTTACTGATGCGGTTGGTACTTTAGACTTAACTTTAGAAGTTGGTCAACGTCCTAAGATTGCTTTCAACTATCATGGTAATGTTTGGGATGTTGCGAATATTCCTGAGTTGGCTTATCCGATTCAGCAACAAAAAGCTGATGCGGCTTTCGTTTTGAAAGCAGAAAACATCCGTAATGCTAGTTTGATGCCTACAGGTGAAGGTCTTATCTTGAATAATATCTGTTTTGCAAAATTCACAGGTACTAACTTAGATGGTTTCGAGCATCAACGTATTATGACTGGTTGCGAAGATACTTGGGACGTTTCAGCTAAAGCAGGTGAAGTTACCATTACTATTATCGAACCAGAAGCTAATACTAATATTGTTGACCAATTCAATGCCGAAGATTCTTTGGGTAAAGAGTTCTGGTTTAACTTTAAGCAGGATGGTACTAGAGGTAATACTTTAGAAGTTGAAATCACTAAGCTAACTTTGAAAGATTACAAACAAACTACACAAAACAACCGTGCTATGTTTGATTTAGTCTTTGCGTATGGTGGCTTTACTAAGATTATGTTGAAATAAACATAGTTTAGAAGTTAGAGGCAGGTTATGTAAAAGTAACCTGCCTTTTTTATTGGAGATAATAAATGAAAGTTGTACCAGACTATATTGAGATTCCTTTGAAGGCAAAAGACCCTAACTGGGAAGTAGATTTTAATGTAGCTTTTAAAATACTTAAACCAGAACTTTATAGACAATTAGCAAAAAAACTTTCAGAGGTAGAAGACCAAAATAAAATTCCTATACTATTAAGTAATATTGTCTATGTTGATAGAGTAGCAGATGCTAAAGGGAACTTGACCAACTCTTTTGAAACTGATATACTGAAATCGGTTCTAAGTAGTCTTCCATATTTTAGAGCTATATTAGCTAATTTTCAAGAGATTCCTAAATGGTTAAGTCCCGCGTATATAGAACGTAAGAAAGAAGATAATCTTATTTTATGTGGAAAATACCAGTACGAATTAGACTATGGAAAACAAGATTTAGAAACTAAGATAAAAGAAGACACGGAGTATTTGCAAGAGAATCTTGGTATGTTCATGAATTTTGATGATGAACCACCAAAAGAAGAAGAAACTTTGAAACCTAAAAGAGAAGAACTTTCTTCTACTACACTTCCTAATCTTGTTTGGGAAAGTAATCTTCCATATCTTAGATTATTTAACATTGCTAATAGATATACAAATGAGTGGGGTATTTTGAATCCTATTGTTATTATCGAACTAGCTAAAGAATTTGAGCTTCGGCTTGAAGATACACTTAAAGCAATTCCTTTGATAAAGGCTGGCTATGAGAGTATGAAACCTGAAACAACGTAAACTTTTGGAGATAAAACTATGTCAAAAAATCCTTTTAAGTATGGTCTAGGAGACGTAGTTAAAGTAACTTTAGGGTATGAAGTAGTATCGGCTAAAGTGATTGGGCTATATATACACCCAATTACTAACTCCCCAAGATACCTTGTAGAGTATACAGAAGGTATCTTAGCTGGCACACAAGCTGAACATTACAAAGATACTTTAGACCTACATTTAATAAAACCTTTGTCTGAGTACCCGCAAGGGTATAACGACTATAGTCCTAATACCTTAGTTAGACCAGCTTTTAACCCTTAAATCTTTTGGAGATAAAACCATGTCAAAATATACTTTAGCATTACAAACACCTTCTGTTATCCTGAATGTACCTGTAAAAGATGCTGCAGGAAAGACTGACCAACTACAGGTCGAGTTCAAACGCTACCCAATTAAAGAAGCTAACCAACACTTAGCTAAGTTTGATAAGATTGCTGAAGCTAATCAACAAACTTTGGAAGCTACTAAAGATGGTAGTTCTAGTATTTGGGAAAGTTCGGTTGTGAACGAGGCTGAAGATATTAAGGCTTTCGTTAGAGAGCATATTGTGGACTTTTTAAATGTAAGAGCAGTCAATGATTCTGGCAAACAAATCAAAGTTCCATCTGTAAAAGCAGAAGGTGATTTGGATACTTACTTTAATATGTTATGGGATTCTTTTCCATATCGAGATGCGTTGAGAACTGCTACTTTACAGGCTATTCAAAACACTGCAAGTAATCAATAATCCTCGTGTGTTTCTTTGGGAGGCTTAGTCCTCCCTCTTTTTAAAAACTTTTGGAGTTCTTTATTATGGCTGAATCAAAGATAACTTATCTATTAAAATTAGATACTTCTGGGGCAGTGCAGGAAGTTGATAAACTATCCAAAAGTTTTGACCAACTAGATAGAGAACAACAGAAGTTTGCTAAAAATGCAAAAGAAGTTTCATTAAGTAAGTTAAAAGAATCTTTAAAAGATTTGGAAAGTTTAAAAGATAGCTTACAAAAAGCAGGAACTACCGCCACGCTTTTTAATAAATCTTTAACAGAAGCTACTCAAAAATTATTTGAACGCTTACAAACTACGGAAGCCCCTAAGCTAATAAAATTTTTAGAAACTCAAATAAATCTTACTGAACAATTAGCTACCGAACAACGTAAGTTATTAAATGATAAGATTGCGGCTCAAAATGCTAGGTATGCACCTACTAAAGCAGCTATGACTGCGGAAAGTCCTTCTTTCTCTAAAGGAATGGCTCAAGCAGAAGCTAATGCTCTAAAACTTCAAGCAGATTTATTAGCTAAACGTAAAACACAAGAAGCCGCTAGACAAGCACAACATAAAGCTGAAATTCAGGCTGAAGTTGCTAGAAGAGCCGATATAGCTAGATTAGCTAGTACAGCCCAACTTGCCTATAACATAAAATTCATCCAACAACGCCCTACGAATTTACCCACTGCCACAACCTCAGCATTTTTAAAACCCCCTGCAAAATGGAAACCTTATGATGAAGATTTAAAATTACTTCAACAAGCTAAGGAAAAAACTGAGAAGAGCCTTGCAAATGCTATCTCCAACTTAAATGCTTTAAAAAGTCTTAGAGCAAATCAAGAAGCAACTTGGAAAGCAGATTGGGATGCTCTTGGTAAAGCTAATTGGGAAGCTATCCAAGCTAAACAGAAAGAAATTGCTACTGAAAAAGCTCTTATAGCTGAACTTGATAAAGAGATTGCTAGAAAACAGCAACTAGAGGGACAAAGAAAGAAAGCAGAAGCAAGACAAACTAATAAACTTAACTTCTACCAAACTGGGTTTGGACAATTTACTGCCGTAGCAGAAAGGTTAGCTGAAAGAACTCCCGCACAAAGAAACGCAGATACTAAGGCGGCTAGACAAGAATATCAAGATAGACTTGCTGCCGAAAGGCAGGCAGCTAAAGAACGGGAAACTATTGCCACACAAGCTGCTGCACTCAGAAAACAACAAGAAAAAGAATTAGCTGATTTTCTAGCTGGCTTAGAACAAGACAGATTAAACAAAGCAAGAGCTACTGCAAAACAATTTTTTGCCGAGAAAAAAGCCTTTGAGGAACAGGCATATAAGGATGTTGCCGCTAAAGCTAACCAAGAACTTGCGGCTATTAAAAAAGCAGAATCCGATACACTGGTCGCTAAACAAACTTATGCAAAAGAAATGATAGCTCAGGAAGAAGCTATTAAACAACAATTTATTGCGTCTCAAAAAGCCCAACAAAAGGCTGCGGAGGATTATACCAAAGCTATGGCAGCACAAGGAGAGGTTTTAAAAGCTCAGTTCCTAGCTAATCAACAACTACAAGCTAAACAACAAGCTGCAAATGCCTATGCACAAGCTATGGCTGCTCAGGGTAATACCATGAAAGCCCAGTTCCAAGCTCAATTTGCTCCTAAGTCTGGGGTTATTGGAACTGCTACCACTCCAGTATCTCCAGTATCTAAAGCACCGTTCACTTCACAAGCGGCACAACAAGCATCTCAAAACTATAATGCTGCGACTAAAGCGGCGGCTGCTTATCAAGCACAAGTACAGCAAGCTAATACTGCCTCCGTACTTTTAGATTCTGCCATAGTACATTTCAACGCTCAAGTCGAAAAGTTGGTAAATAGTTTTGCAAAAACTAAAGAAGCCTTTGATGTTTATAGAAATGGAATTACCTCTAGTCAAAGAGCTACCTTAGATTTAGCTGAAAGTATTAAATATGAAATAGGTCTAAGAGAACGTCAAAAACAAGCCTATGCAAATCTAAGTCCTGAACTTAAAAAAGTTACACAAGCTAGACAAGACGCTGCATTCTTTGAACAAGAAATTGCAAGGGCTACAAAAAGTTATTACGAAAGTATAAGCACCGCTAAAACAGCGCAAGAAGTTCTTAACTTAAAAAATACTTTCCAACAAACTTTTGCAGTATTAGATGCTGGTTATAAGAAAGCTATTGCAGACGGTAAAGCTGCCGAACAAAACTTTATGGCACAAGTTGCCGCCGTAGAACAACTTAGAAAAGTTAGTCTAGCTAGTATTGACCGTAATCAAGCTAACTTTGCTTCTTCTGGACGTTTTGCTTATCTACAAGGTACAGGAGCTTCTACTCAAGAAGTTCAAATGCAGAAACTTAGAGATACTATAGCTAAGACAGAAGCGGCTTATGCAAAGTTAGTAGCTAGAACTAAAGAAAAACTAGGTGCAACTGATGACCCAAATAAAATTGCTAAGATAACTCAGCACTATGACCGTTGGTCTGCTAAACTTTCTGAGATTAACAACAAAAATCAAACTCTCTTAGGTAATGTTGAGAAACTTGCTGGGGCGCACAAACCTTTATTAGAAAGAATCTTTGACTTAGTTGTGGGTTATCGGTTAATTAACTCAGCAGTTAATACCTTCACTAATGCTCTACGAAGTGTTCCAAACATGGGACTTCAATATGAGACTACCTATGCTACTTTGAAGGCAACTTTCAGCGTTACAGCTAAAGTCAATGAAGAACTTAAATTCTTAGACCAATTAGCCCAAGATGCTGGTATTAGCATTGATTCTTTGAGAACCAGTTTTGTTGATTTTGCGGCTAGTGCGAAGTTTTCTGGTGAAAAAGTAGAAAACATCAATGAGATTTTTGCAAACATATCTAAAGCAGGTATGGTATTACATCTTCCTGCTGATAAGATGAAGAGTGCTTTCGTAGCTCTTAACCAAATGTATGCAAAAAACCAAGTAATGATGGAAGAGTTAAAACGACAACTCGGTAACCAACTTCCTGCGGCGGTTAATATTTTTGCATTATCTATGGGTAAGACAACTCGTCAACTTATGGATGATATGAAGAAAGGTTTGGTAGTTCCAAAAGAAACTATCCTTAATTTCTCTCGCACTTATGCAGCTATCTTTGCTGACCCAGCTAGTATGGCTTATGCTAGTCAAGGGGTTAATGCCCACATACAAAGACTTTCTACTGCCTGGACTAATTTAGCTGTAGAAATCTATGAAAAATCCAAAGGACTTATTAAAGGTGGTTTGGATGTTGCTACAGCTTCTTTAGAATTTTTTAGAACTCATATAGAAGGTGTGACGGATGTAGTAGTAGGTTTAAGCCTTGCACTAGGGACTTCTTTAGTTGTTCAACTAGGGAAAGTTACACTAGCTATGATGGCTACTAGAAATGCTGCTATAGCTTCTGCGGGAGCTATGACAGCCCTTACTGGTGTTAGTGCAACTGCTGGGGGTGTCAGTGCTTTAGCTACCTTGGGAACTTACTTTAAAAATATTGCCTTAAGTATCCCACCTTGGTTACGCTTAATAGCTGTACTAGGTACTGCTGGGATGGTTCTAAAAAATGTAGAAGCGGGAACTACCGTAGTAACTTCGTCTATAAAAACTCTAAATGGTCAGGCGGTTAAGCTAGAAGAAAGTATTACTATCGGAGATATGGTATTAGCTGGTTGGGATGCTCTTATAGCTAAGGCACAGAAGTTTTTAAATATTCAGGATGAGATAAAAGCTAAAGCCGCCGCACAAAATCCCAAAGAAACTAGAAATACAGTTGTACCTTTTGTAGCTGAACAAGTAGCTAGGCTATCACCGCTAAGTTCAGTAGGTGGTACGTTGGTTAGAACAGGCTACGCGGCACTCTATGCGTTAGCTGAACAAGCTAAAGAAAAAGAAGTTTTAGCAAAAGAAGCTGCTACCCAGACAGAACTTTTAAATGAAAAAATCAAAGAAACTCTTTTAGCTGGTACATCTGGTACTGTAGATGAAACTATGGTAGGGGTTAATAAGGTAGTTACTACTGCTTTAACTCGTATTGACCAAGAATTTAATTTAGCTACTTCTAAGATTAAAAGCAGTACCGATTTAGCTACTGCCAAAATTACAGGTGAAATAAACAAAACTGCTGCTTTAGAAAAAGTTGGTGCAATTACAGCTAAAGAATCTTATGAGAAACAATTAGCTCTACAAAAACAAATAAATAAACTAAAACTAGATGCTATTGATGCAGAAATCAAAGCCTTAGACGAGAAAATCAAAAAAGAAGAAGCTATTAGCCAAACTCAGATAGATAAATCTAAAGAAGCTACTACCTATCAGGAAGCCTATAAGAACTTAGGTATAAAACAAAGTTTTAGACAAGAAATTCCTAAAGCTCTAGTAGAAATTGGTGCTTATAAGTCTATTGAAGATGCCGCTACAGCGTTGCAAGACAAAGAAGCATACAAACTTCAAGATACAACAATTCAAAGAGCTATAGACCAATATAATGCTACACATCCAAATCAAGGTTTTAAAGCATTAGAAGATGTTTCAGAAGCTGCTATGAAACAGGCTAATGAGAATACTGTAAAAACTTGGAAAATCTATGAAGCTAGGATGGATGCTCACGCGGCTATCTTAAATAGAGTTTCCGAAGGTGTCCTAGAGACTAATAGAATTGCAGAAGAAGAAAGAAAACTGTTTGAAGAATTGGTAGCTAAGATGCCTCAAACAGCTAACACTTTCCAAGCCGATGAAGCCTCTGCTAAGATTGGTGCATCTATTTGGGGACAAAGATATTTTGCAACTGATGCTGCTAAAGTAGCTTCTGGAGTAGATAAAACAACTCTTAATAAAGTCTTAGAACTTATTACTAAAGCAGCCGTAAAAGAAGGAATAGACCCTGAGTTTGCCAAAACAATAGCTAGTATAGAAAGTAAGTTTAATCCTGCTGCTATGTCAACTTTTGTTCCTAAGAAAGGAGCTTATGCTGGTCAAGTTCAACACGCTTATGGGGTTATGCAGTTATACCGTCCTGATAGAAAAGGTTTTACTGGCGGTACTTTAGAAGAAAATATTAACGAAGGGGTTAAGCAATTAGCTAGTGAACTTAGATACTTCAATGGGGATTATACTAAAGCAGCCGCCGCATACAATGCAGGTAGAGCTGCGGTAGAAAAACACAGTGCAGAGACAGCATACAAAGAAACTAGAGACTATGTAGCTAAGATGAAAGCCTTATATCAACCTTCTACTTCAGCTATTAAGTCAGGCGAACTTAAATCAGAGGAAGCTACAAGAGAATCTCTTATTAAACGACAAGAGAAAGTAGCTGAGAAAAATCTTATAACTTTACAACAAAAGAATGAAGAAGAAGTCAAAGCCTTAGAAGAAAGATTTGCAGCTTTGGGAAGAGTTACCGAAGAACTACAAAGCACTTTTAGCTTTACTAAGACTAAACAAGAGCAAGCCTTAGCTAGATTACAAACTTCGGCTATCCCATTGACAGAAACCCAACTAGCAGACCAGACTGCGGCTATAAAAGAAAAGTTTGCTCCTGAACTTACTAAAGAAATTGATGCAATTATTGCTAGTATTCAGGAAAAACTTAAAGTTACAGTGGTAGAAAGTACAAAACAAGGTCTAAGAGCAGAGATTGTCAACCTAGAAAAAGAACGCGCAACTATCCAAGCCGAAGCCTTACAAGCAAAAGTTACTGTAGCTATTAACAAAGTAATTCCACTCCAAACCGCCCTTGAACGCAAGCAATTTGAAATTCAAAAATCTCTTGAAGATAGTTTAGAAATTTTCAATGAAGAAACTTTTAAACTTAATCAGCAAATCAGTCAGGAAGAAACTTTAAAACTGCTTGCAACCGAGAAAGAAAGATTAAAAGATAAAAGTAATGGTCTTACTGAGGAAGAGATTAATAAGAATACCCAACTTATTGCTTTAGCGGAGAAACAAATAGCTCAGTTGAATCAAATTGAACTTATTAAGGCTAGAATAGCTAGAGAAAGAGACCTTTCAGCTTCTACTAGAGAACTTGCTGACGCTCAAGCTGCTAATCTTCCTTTGAACAGAGCTTCTCGTATGGGGGTTAGCGGTGGGTTTGTAGGTGCTATTGCTACGGAAGAAGCTGCAAACTATAAGTATGCTGAGAAAATGGCTAGTTATCAGCAGGATATTGTAGGATTCCAAGCTGAACAAAGCATCGCAAAGACTACAACTGAATGGAACAAATTACAAACTCAAATTGAACAGACTACTTCCGCAATGTATGACTTGTCCTTAGCTAAAGACGCGGTGCTTAACCAAGCTGTAGCTGATACTATGGACTCTATTAGCGGACACTTTGTTGCTTGGGCTAATGGTGCTGAAAAAGCCAAAGATGCGTTTCGCGGCATAGCTATTGACTTTGCTAAAATGGTTCAGGAAATCATTATGAATGAACTTAAGATGCTTGCGGTTAAGGGTATCATGAGTTTGATTTCTGGAGGATTCTCTGGGGGCGGTGGAGTTGGTTCCGTTTCTAGTTTAGGTGGTGGAAGGGCTGGTGTTCTTGGCTTTGCTTCTGGCGGACAAGTTTCTGGTGTGGGTACAGGAACTTCCGATAGTATTCCTGCTATCGTTCCGATTGGTAGCTATGTTCTTAATGCCAAAGCCACTGCAAAAGCAAAACGCAATAGACTTATCAACCTAAGTCATGGTGAGGTGGTATTTTCCCCCGAACAAGCGGCTCAAATTGGTTTAGATAACCTAGAAAGAATGAACAAACAAAACTTTGCTAGTGGTGGTTTAGTTGGTGGAACTACTACTTCTACCTCAGCTAAAGCAGCAAAACAAAACTCTAATGTCTATAATATCAATGTAGCTGTACCACAAGGAACTTCTAATCCACAACAATTTGGTAATGATGTAGCAGTGGCTATGATGAAAGCCATAGCTAAAGAAGAAGCAAAGAAACAAGTTAATCAATACAATAAACTTAAAGCAAGGGGATAATAGATTATGCAAGCAATGCCTTTACCATGTAAGATACTTAAGAACTATGCTAGTAGTGTAGTTGTAGATGTGGTTTCGTTTGGAAATATTCCAAAAGATATTCAGAGCCGCAATCCACATAGTATTGGAGAAACTTTTGAAGTAGTTTGGGGTAATCTTACTTATGCTGACGTGGAAACAATAGAGATTGCGTTACTGAATAGCAAAGGTACTGGTAGGTTTAGCTATGAGGGCGGAGAGTATTATCTTGTAGATACTTATACCATTAAAGTTACCAATAATAAGCCTTCCATAAATGCGTCCTTTGTGAGGGTATCATGACAATCTATGCCTTACCCTTAACTAATAAGCTATCAGGAACTTATACAAAGACTGTAAGTTTTACGTCCATGCAATGTAAAGCTAACAACCAATACCAAAGAAAGATGGGAGTTGGAAAAGATAATCTGCAAATTTCCTACGAGTTGAAGTATATTGGACTTATTCAAAGTGAAGTTTCTACAGTAGAAACTCTTTTTAGTATTCAAAGTCTAGGAGATGTCATTAGTTTTAAGTCTCCAGTAGATTCTTTTGCAAGGTTGTATGCAAAGCCGACTTCATGGCAAAAAGAAAACTACTATGGCTGGGCAAAAGACCAACCATATCAGAAACTTACTGATTTGAGTTTCACTTTGGTACTTGGAAACGAGTTGACACCTATAGCAAAAACAAATCTAG